TACGGATAAACCAATTGTTATTTCAACCTGGCAATCAATCTACAAGTTCCCAAAGAGATACTTTGATGATATTGACTGTGTTATCGGTGATGAGGCACACTTATTTAAGTCAAAGTCCCTCACAGGAATCATGACAAAGTTACATAACGCTAAGTATCGCTTTGGTTTTACAGGCACACTTGACGGTAGCAAGACACATAAGTGGGTGTTGGAAGGATTATTTGGTGATTGTGAGCAAGTAACTAAAACAGATGATCTAATCAAAGAAGGTTATCTTAGTAAGTTTAGAATCAAAGTGCTGTTATGTAAACATGCTCCACAGCATTTTGAAACATATCATGATGAAATGGATTACCTAGTTGAACATCGTGGTAGAAATAACCTCATTAAAAATTTAGTAAAAGATATAGAAGGAAATACTCTTGTGTTATTTAACTATATCGAGAAACATGGGGAACCACTTTATGATTTGATAAATAGCACTATAGATCCATCGCGCAAGTTATTCTTTGTGCATGGTGGCACAGATGTAGAAGACCGAGAAGAAGTCCGACAGATTACTGAGACTGAGAACAACGCTGTTATCATTGCCTCTTACGGCACCTTTTCTACAGGTATCAACATCAAACGATTACATAATATCATTTTTGCATCTCCTAGCAAGTCGCGAATCCGCAACCTCCAATCCATCGGACGTGTCCTTAGGAAAGGTGAAGGCAAAGATATTGCAACCTTATATGACATTGCTGACGACATTGGTGGTCAGAACTACACATTGAAACATTTGAACGAAAGAGTTACAATTTACAATGAGGAAAATTTTAAGTATGAGGTTATAAGAGTAAACCTTAGAGCTGGATAATATGGAAGAAGAATTCCTAGCAACAGTAAAGTTAATATCTGGAGAGGAAATTGTAGCAAAAGTTTGTTACCTAGAAGACGAAGATAAAGTGCTACTAGAAAACCCTCTCCAAGTTGAGTTAGCTAAACAAAGAAAAGGTCAGTTAGAAGTATCTGGTTTTTCATTTAAAGAATGGGTCAGCGCGACGTTTGATAATATGTTTATTCTCAATAGGCAGCATATTATTACAATGACAGAAGTTGATGGTCAAATCCAAGAGTTCTATGAAAAGACTTTACAAAGATTAGAAAATGGAAAGTCTCTTACTGGAAGAGCTAATAAATTACCTAGAGGATCTGGTTACTTAGGATCCGTAAAAGAGATGAAGAAGTCTTTAGAAGATATCTTTAATAAAAGCTAATAGCTACTACTTCTCTTGAACCCTGACAGAGTTAGTCTACTAAGTTTCTGAGCATTTGTCAAGGGTTTACAAAATATCCATGTCGTGATATCATTGATACATGATAATGGTAAGAAAACCATGGCAACTGCAGTAATGGCAAGAAAAAAGACAGAATACTATGTCAACAATAAAGAATTCCTTGCTGCGATTACAGAATATCGACAGAAAGTTCTTGCTGCTAAGGAAACAGGTAAACCTAGACCAAGGGTAACGAACTACCTAGGAGAGTGTTTCCTGAAGATTGCTACGCACTTGTCATATAAACCAAACTTTGTCAATTACATGTTCAGAGAGGACATGATATGTGACGGCATTGAGAACTGTCTGCAGTACATCGACAACTTTGATCCAGAGAAATCAAAGAACCCGTTTGCTTACTTCACACAAATTATCTACTACGCCTTTCTTCGCCGTATTCAGAAAGAAAAAAAGCAACTAGAGATCAAAGGTAAGATCCTAGAGCGTTCGGGATATGATGAGGTAATGCATACTGACACATATGATGGTAGTATGTCTGGTATGAATGCTTCTTATTCTGACATGGGTAGCATTAAAGAAAATATTGAAACAAGAATGAATCGATGAGTGAACACCCTGAAATTGCTGAACATGAATGGTACACAACCCCCTATGGAGAATTCCGTGTCGAACAGAAACGCTTTGGAACGTGGACTAGCTATAGTAAGGATGGCAAGGAACTCATCACAGGCGGTACGAGGGAAGCTGTCCTCAACATGTCGGGATTCCACTTGGAAGGTATCGCTACTAACTGGGCAAACTGTAGGTACTCAGCGACATACGATGGAACCGTTGGAGGTAAATTATGAAGATCGCTCTAATTACTGATCAACACCTGGATGGACGCAAAGGTAACTTAGCGTTCTGGAATTACTTTCAAAAATTCTACGATGAAATCTTTTTTCCTACGCTTGAGAAAAGAGGTGTCACAACCATCATTGATTTGGGTGACACTTTCGATAATCGAAAGTCTATGGACTATAATACTTTTAACCGTGTTGATACGAATTATTTCCAGAAACTAAAAGACTACGAAGTGCATATGATTTTAGGTAATCACTGCACATACTATAAAAACACAAACAAAATTAACTCACCAGAACTTCTTCTGGATAAGTATCTCAACATCAGCATCTATGCTTCACCTGAAGAGATTACTCTTGGTGGCAAAAAGTTTTTGATGATGCCTTGGATCAATTCAGGAAACAAAGAGGAATGCTTGAGACTAATTGCTAACAGTGAAGCAGATATTATGTGTGGTCACCTTGAGTGTGATGGTTTTGAAGTCACACCTGGCATGAAGTTTGAAGGTGGTTTCAAAGTGTCTGACTTCAAGAATTTCAAGCGTGTTTGGTCTGGACACTTCCATCACAAGTCTAAACATAGCAATGTTCAATACCTAGGCAACCCTTACCAGATGTTCTGGAATGATTATAAAGACACTCGCGGTTTCCATATCTACGATACTGAAAGTGATCGACTTGAGTTTATCAAGAACCCGTTTGAAATCTTCGACAAAATCTTTTATGACGACGCGAGTGTGGACTACAACAAACAAGATGTGTCTAGTTATAAAGACAAGTTCATTAAACTCATCGTCGAAGAGAAGCGAGACTACCAAATGTTTGAAACACTGGTTGATCGTCTTTACAACGTAGGTGCTCACGATGTAAAAATTGTAGAGACTCTAGTCGATGCTGAAGGTATTGACGAAGCAGATCTTGAAACTAAGGATACGATGACTCTCCTCAATGAATACATTGATGAAGTAGAGATTGCCGTAGATAAAACAAATCTCAAGAGCTTGATGAGAACACTATATATTGAGAGTTGTCAGGTTGTCTAATGTATATCATTACACTAGAAGATCATCCCGATGGTGTATTTTCTGTATTTGATGAAGCAGAGGATAGAGTTATACCTATCTGGACAGAAGGAGATGACGCTGAACGCTACTTAATGATGATGGAGGATGATGAAGATTATCCGCCAATGCAGGTTGTAGAGATGGAAGATCATGTTATAATTGGAGTATGTCAAGACCGTGGACAGAAGTTTTCCATCATCACGCCTGACGATTTTTTGATACCACCTGATGATTCTGAAGAATGATTGTATTTGAGAAAATCCGTTGGAAGAACTTTCTTTCTACGGGCAATGTGTTTAGTGAGATTAATCTTACATCATCGAGAACAAACTTAATTGTTGGAACTAACGGAGCAGGTAAGAGCACCATTTTGGATGCCCTTACCTTTTCTTTGTTTGGTAAACCTTTCCGTAAGATCAACAAACCAGCACTAGTCAATAGCATTAACGAAAAAGATTGTCTGGTTGAGATTGAATTTCGCATTGGTAAGATGCAATATAAAGTTGTTCGTGGTATCAAACCAAACAAGTTTGAAATTACCTGTAACGGTCAACTATGGAATCAGGAAAGTTCTTTGGTAGAACAACAAAAGAATTTTGAGGCAAACGTTCTCAAGATGAATTACAAATCATTTACACAGATTGTAGTTCTTGGTTCCTCTACTTTTGTTCCGTTCATGCGTTTGCCTATTGCACAGCGTCGTGATATTATTGAGGATATCTTAGACATTCAAGTTTTCTCTACGATGAATGTCATGTTGAAAGACAAGATTAGAGAGAACAACGAAGAGATGCGTGACATCGATTATCAACTTGATTTGCTCAAAGATAAGATTGAGTTGCAAAAACAACACATGCTTTCTTTGCAACAAAAAACTCAAGAAGAAGTTAATCGTAAACAAGAAAAAGTTAAAGAGTATAAAAAAACTGAACTTCAAGGTGCTGAAGATGTGTCGATTTTGACACAACAAATCGGAAAACTTAATGAAGAAATGCAGCAGTATCAATCTGCTGGAGAAAAAATCAAGAAGTTAAACACTTTTCTTACTAAAGTTCAAGTAAAAATGAATACATGTAAGAAAGAACATGACTTCTTTGAGAAAAATCATGTGTGTCCTACATGTACACAAGAACTTTCCGATACACTTCGTAATGAAAAGATACAGACAGGTAAGACTAAACTAGATGAAATGGACCTTGGTTTCCAAGAGATCAAGTCTGCAATTGAAGAAGAGGAAACCAGATTTGCAAAGTTCACTGAGTTGTCTACTGAAGTAAACAACATCAATACCAGCATTTCTCAGACTAACTTTCAGTTGATGACTATCCGAAAGCAAGTGGAGACACTGCATGAAGAGATCAAGGACCTGGAGGGAGCAAACCCTGATAAGAAAGCAGAGTTTGACAAACTACAACTTCTTGTAACGAGTAAGAAAGATCTGAGCAAACAACATGCTAATCTAAAGGAGGACCGAGATGTCTTGACGACAGCAGGTCAACTCCTCAAAGACAATGGTATCAAGACTAGGATCATCAAGACCTATCTTCCTACCATGAACAAGTTAATTAACGATTTCTTACAAAGGATGGAGTTCTATGTCAATTTCACCCTGGATGAGAACTTTGAGGAGCAAATCAAATCTAGATACCGTGATGTGTTTTCCTATGACAGTTTTAGTGAAGGAGAGAAAGCTCGTATTGATATCGCTCTGCTGCTTACTTGGCGTTCTATCGCTAAGCTTAAGAATTCTGTGGATACTAACCTATTGATCTTAGATGAAATCTTTGATGGGTCACTTGATCAGTCTGGTACATCTGACCTAGGGTGGATCCTCAGGAACTTTGATGACAATACTAAAGTATTTGTTATTAGTCATAAGCAGGGTTTGGATGATAAGTTTGATAGAACGATCACAGTTGATAAGGTTAAGAACTACAGTACCTTGACCGAGACAATCAACGAAGTGACACATGGGATGGTCGGATGACCATCCTTTTTTTGTATGATGATTCCATCAGCAAAAGAGACCGATGCAATCCCAAGAAATCAAAGGCAACCTGGCACGACTGCTCGCTACCGAGAATCTTATCGTAGAGCATCGCAAGACTCCTACAGCATCCTTTGACGTTGATCGTCGCGTGTTGACGCTGCCAATGTGGGACAAGGCATCTGGCATCGTCTATGACATGCTCGTGGGTCACGAGGTCGGTCATGCTCTGTTCACTCCTAACGAAGACTGGCGTGATATTGCTGACTGTCCCAAAGACTTTGTGAATGTCATTGAGGATGCTCGTATTGAGAAACTGATGAAGCGTAAGTTCCCTGGTCTTCGCAAGTCGTTTGCTGGTGGTTACAAGGAACTGAATGATCTTGACTTCTTTGACATTGAAGGTCAAGACACCAGCAAGTTCAGTCTGATTGATCGGATCAACCTGCACTTCAAGGTTGGTGCTGCTGCCATGATCCCCTTCTCTATTGAGGAGCAGGTGTTCGTTGCTCGCACTGATGTTGCGGAGACTTTTGAAGAAGTGCTGCAAATTGCTGTTGATGTGTTTGAGTTTTCTAAGCAAGAGAAGGTAGAAGATATTCCTCCCCCTGCCGCTCAGCAGGGTGAAAGTGAAAGTAACGATGACGAAGAATCTGAGCAGCAACAATCCGAAGCAAATGAAGCACCTCAACCACAAGCAGCAACTAACAACGCTGGTCCTGTCGAAAACGAAGATGAAGAAGAAGTAGAAGAAGAGGAAGAAGTAGAAGGTCCTGGCGGTGGTGAAACCTCTGAAACTCAGAGTGCATTTGATAGTGCTTCTGAGAAACTTTCATCTTCGCATGGTCGCAATCCAATTTATGTTGAAATTCCTGAAACAATTGACCTAGATAGTATCATCGTTGACTGGACTACCCTGCATGACTGGATTGACAAGAATGCTGCAGAACCAGAAAACTATGAGTATGTTGATAACCTGTATTATGAGTTCCGCAAACAATCTCAGAAGGAGGTAAACTACCTTGTTAAAGAGTTTGAGTGCCGTAAGTCTGCTGACGCTTATGCTCGTGCTGGTCAATCTAAGACTGGTGTGCTTGATACTTCTAAGTTACACACTTACAAGTACAATGACGACATCTTCAAGAAAGTAACTGTCCTGCCTGATGGTAAGAACCATGGTTTGTTATTTGTTCTTGACTGGTCAGGTTCTATGGCAAATGAATTGATGGCAACCGTCAAGCAACTGTTGAACTTGACTGCATTCTGTAAGAAAGTCCAGATCCCATTTGAAGTATATGCATTTACCAATGAGTGGGTTGCTGCCAAACGTGCTATGACGGGCGAAGCAAACCTCTTGTCTTATGATTATCCTGGTGTTGAAAAGAACACGGTATATATCAATAAAGAATACTTCCACATGATGAACTTCATCTCTTCTCGTTCTAATGCTCGTGAGTATGAGCGTCAGTGTAAGAATCTGTGGCGCGAAGCATCTGTTTATAAGACATACAGTGGTTATCAAGCAACCTTTGGTGTTGGTCTTTCTGGTACTCCTTTAAATGAAGCAGTCATCACCATGAACTACATCATCCCTCGCTTTAAAAAGCAGAACGATCTACAGAAAGTCAACCTCTGCATCTTGTCTGATGGAGAGAGTTGTGCTGCAGCATATGGTCATGAAGTTTACATTGATCATAAAGATGAGTATTCTATTCGTCCTCGTCGCATTGACTGGTATCAGACTCTTCGTGATCGCAAGACTGGTATTACCTACGGTCAGTTTGATCATGATAATGTGACCAACATTTTCATTCAGCAATTGCGTGATCGCAACCCTGATGTGAATGTTATTGGTTTCCGAATTCTCTCTGGTTCCCAGTTGCAGAATTTTGTTGGTCGCTATGCTGGATTTGAAGGTTACTCTCAGATCCAGAAGCAGTGGAAGAAAGAGAAGTCTGCTATCATCAAGAACCCCACTGCATATACTGCCTTGTATGCTATCTCCAACTACTCCCTGAACGAGAGCACTGACTTCAATGTGGAGAGTGGTGCCAAGAAGGGAGAGATCACCCGAGCATTCAAGAAGATGCTTGGTAGCAAGTCCACAAACAAGAAACTGCTCAGTTCTTTCATTGAGTATGTCGCTTGACAGACTGTCCACTGGGGGTCGCTGAGACCCCACCATGCCCTATACTTATTTCATACGCAACCAACCAATGCCTGCTCGTTCTGATCTGACTACCGCACAACTCTCTGAGTACCTGACCAACCAGTTCGGTCCTGAGATCAATGCTGAAAATGTTCGTTTTGCTTGTGACCACTTCGGTGTCACCTATGCCACTGCTACCAAGAGACTGCGTGACTTCTATGTCAAGCGTGGCACTTGGAACCTGACTGTTCAGGAACGTCTTGAGCAAACCTATCAGGCACCTGCTGCTGCTCCTGCTGTCATGGAAGCAGTTGAGCAGAACCTAATCCCTGGCAAGGATGAGAACTATGTGCCGTCCGGTAACTTCTCTGATGTAAAGAAGATCATCCAGTCTCGTATCTTCTACCCAACTTTCATCACTGGTATGTCAGGAAACGGTAAGACCTTCTCTGTTGAGCAGGCATGTGCTTCTCTAAATAGAGAACTGATTCGGGTCAACATTACCATTGAAACCGACGAGGATGATCTTATTGGTGGTTTCCGTCTTGTTAACGGCGAAACTGTTTGGCATAATGGTCCTGTCATCGAAGCTCTGGAGCGGGGAGCTGTGCTGCTTCTAGA